CGATGTAACTCCTGAGTTTGGTCCATCTGATTTAGATCTCTTACAAGAACACACTATGAAATACTTTGGGTTATCTCAATGAATCTTCTACGTGCCTTAATGGAATCATGTTCCATTGTTGCAACTCTATTACTAATCAACTACTACTTAGGAGGTAATTAATGAAAACATTAATTGATGATCTTGATTTTAAATCATTACATAAATATAAAAGTAGATCTCTTGTTGCTTGGGTTAAAAGAAACACAGGAACAAAACAACAACAACAAATTGTAAAAGAAACTCTTGAAAAAAGATCTAAAGAAGTTTTAAATAAACTTAATAATCGGATACAAGTTAATTACAGATTAAGTGAATCTACTTCTAATAAAGTAAAAGATATTTGTGAAAAACTGAAAGTTTCCAAAAATCTTCAATATTTAAATAAAAATATTTTAGAAGTAAAAGATGATTCATATTCTGTTGCACCAACTGAACTGATAAAAGCTATTGTTGAATCCAAGGTTGAACACTTATGGCGTCTTACTCATGAATAAACATGATGACCTTTGGGAGATCGTACAAAAAGATCATCCAAATTTAACTGATCAAGAGAGAAAACAAATCTTTCTTGATTGGTTATACCAAACACCTACTAAAAAGGAGGATTCCAATGAGCCATGACGGTAATCGAGAACGTAAAAGAATGTTCTATGAAGATGCTCTTAAAGAGCTAGAAGATGAACATCCTGAAGTTGATCCTTCTGAAATAGAAGAACGCTTTGGTGATGAAGCAGTACAAAAAGCCGAAGATGCTTTCTATTACACATCTGAAGGTCATCCAACACTATCCGCAGCTGAGAGGAATCGTTAATGATTGATAAATTTTCTATTGAACAATGTATGAAAGACGTTGATCATATGCTTGAAGCTTTTGATCATATTGAGAATACTCAAATGAAAAAAAATCTAAAGCAAAAAGATAGAGAACAAATAGCTATGTCTGTTCTTTATATACGTCTATACTTACGTGATGCACCTAAAGAAGATGCTGATCGTGTTTTAACTTTCATAGAAAAACGAGTTAAAAAAACTCTTCCAAAAGACTGGAGTCTTGAAAAAGAATTCAGACATCTTTCACTCTATAGAAACCTACGGGAACAAGACTAATGCCTCAAATTACTCTTCGTTTTAACATCAATCCTGATGGAACTGTACAAGAAATTGTAGAAGGTGTATCAGGACATGGTTGTGATCTACTTACTAAACCTATAGAACAATCTTTAGGTGAAGTAGAACAACGTACTCATACAGCTGCTTTCTATGAAAAGATTAATTCCATACAGAATAGACATATAGAGTACTTAGAAGATCATGACTGGATTGGGTGTATTTGAAATCATTGTTATACCAATACTATTCTTGGAGGAATTTGTTAAACGAATTCTGAGTGGAATCTATTTGTTATGGCAACGATTTGATCACTGGAATTTCAATCGTAAATTACCTAAATCATGACCATTAAAACAAAAGATTACATGGTAGATGGCTGGGATAGATCTCCTCATCTAGCTGTACATCCTTATAAACGTGGCTCCAGACACAACCAAATTGGTATGTGGATTATGTGGTCTTACTACGTTTTAATCACTGGAATTATTCTGCGTTTAATCATTGTATTAAACCAATAGATCCTCATGGAATTTCATTCCTATCGGCACACTGATCTAGTACCAGATAAATGTGGCGTTGAGCCTGTTATCAAAGGCTGGGTGAATGAATTCAAGCCTTGGTACTATGACGGTAAAACTGTCTGGTGGGGGACTTTATATCCCCTTCGATCAGATGCAGAAGCTGCCGCATTAAAACTTCAACAACAACTTAAACCCAATGACAACAGCAACTCGCTCAAAAGCAAAACCCAAGAGTAAGAAACCTACTCCAGAAGAAAAATTAGTAGAAGAACTAATTACTCTGATGGAATCAGGTAAACAACCTTGGAGAAAAGAATGGGATTGTACTAATGGAGGTAAACAACAAAACATCCTTAGTCATCACATCTATACAGGACAGAATCCTGCACTATTAGCTTTTTATCAAATGGCTAGAGGTTATCCTTTACCTCTATGGGCTGGAGGAGGACAGATAAAAAGTAAAGGTTGGAAGATTCGTAAAGGATCTAAGGCTTGCTATATCTGTGTTCCTAGTAAATATCAAATTGAAGTAGAGAATACCTTTGGTGAAAAGATTAAAGAATCTAGAACTGGTGGATTCTATTTCTCTCCAATCTTTAATGTTAAAGATATAGAAGGAGAAGATAAAGATGAAATCATTGCTAGACACCAAGGAGAAGCTGAACAACCAAGACCTGAACCAGAACGTATGGAGAACTGCGAAAAAGTATTTGCAGAATACCACCGTCGAGAAACGTTAGAAACCCAATGGGCTGGTGAAAGAGCTTGTTACTCTCCCTCTCTAGACATAGTGACAATGCCTGAACGTAAGAAGTTCCATTCTGCTCATGCCTTGTACTCCACCTGGGCGCACGAATTGGCTCATTCAACTGGTCATTCCAAGCGTCTTAAGCGTGATCTCACAGGCATGTATGGCTTGGATAAATATGCAAAAGAAGAATTAATAGCTGAATTAGCTGCATATTTAATTTCAGATGAATTACAAATTAATTCAGATGAGAAAAATCATGCCAACTATTTACAGTCATGGATTAAATGTCTACGCAAAGATCCTTCTATTTTAAAAGATTCTTTAAGACAAGCTAATGCTGCAAAAAATTATATCCTTCATCCAAAGGAGGAAAAGTCTTCATGATTGGAGATCTAACTAAACGTAAAGAAAGACAAAATCGTTTTAAAAGAGTATTTATCCCTCGTATGAAATCTATTGGTAAAACAATTACTTTAATTGGTAATTGTTCTAATAAAAATAATTACGAGTGGCATGAAGAAACAACAAAACGATCCTTTCTTCTTATAGCTCAAATCCTCTTAGCTCAAGCTAAAAAATTTGGGCTAAGTATGGAGCTTACATACAATGGACAACCTGTTCAAAGTATTAATCCTACTGATCCAGATCTTTTTAAATTGGAGTAACTCATGATTAAAAAAGTTAGAGTAACACTACTTGTTCAAGTAGATACTGAAAACGATGAACGCTGTCCATCTGGTGATCCATTACAAGAAAATTGTGTACTAAACATGATTCATAATGGAGATTTTTTAGATCCAGTAGAAGTTCTAGATGTTCATTACATTTAATAATCTAATGTCAACTCATAATCCAGTAGACATTGGTGATCTATGTATAGATTGCTATGCCAAAGGTATCCATAAAGATACCACTAAAGAAGGTTTCGTTAATCGAATACCTGCTGAAACAGATGAATACTCTGGCTATATGTGTGGTCCTTGTGCTGAAGAATCCTCTGATTACATCGACAAGATGAAAGCAGAAGAAGATTTATTCACAATACTTAAAGACGCATTAGACAGATCTAAAGATTCTATATTGACTCATCCATGTGATGTAGATCAAATAGAAAACGTCTGTAGATTTTATGGCTATGAATCATTATTGGAGTAATTTTAATGCCAATGACTAAACAAAAAGCCTTCTATGAATGGCTATCTAACTGTCCAGTTGAACTTGATTTTCAAATGAATTTTCCAAGTAAAAAAGATAACTGTACAGATGAAATGTATATCTTCCGAGATATACCAAATACTGAACTAACTTTGATCAACGGATCTAAATAAAAAGTTATATCAGTTGCATTACTCACTAGGCTTTTCTAAAATGTAAGTCCTAGTGTGTAGTCTATGCACTATTACAATCCAACATTAATTAACTTACTTACTACAATGCAAATTGTTAAAGCAATTAAATCGTTAGTTCCTTCTATTGAATTAACAAATGATGAGAATAGAACTTCTCATTTAACTGGCACCTGGACTGATAACGCAGGTTACAGAGATGAACACAAACTTTCATTCAGATATGTACGCAACTCTGAAAAATTAGCTCGCATGCATGGGAAACCAAACATGAAAACTAAAGACATTGAATACACAGATGAATGGGGTAACAAGCATGTATTAACTGCACAAAGAGCTAAAGAAATTATGCATTTAGCAGAAAGTATTTCTCAAGAAGCAAATGGATTAGCTGATCTTTATCATGAAGCAGGTATTTCACCAAAAGAAATTCTTGGTGAATTAGATATGATTGATATTCAAGTTAATCCTGCTTAAACTGTAATGAAGTTACGTAGACCTCTGAAAAATCAGGGGTCTTATCAAATGGATAAAGAACTTACTAAAGAAAGAGAAGAGCTAATTGAACAAACTCTATCCTTAATACCAGAACATACTTGGCCTGTTGTTGCTGATCAATTATCTGCAAGAATTGTAGATACTATGCCAGCTGATGTTTTAGAACAATTGACTGGTAATCCAACAGGTTTTGAAAAAGCAGAAAAAATCCTATTAGGCTTTTACCTTCAATCAAAGGAAAAACGAAAGGATTTAATTTCTGATGCTTTTGGTTTTATTGGAGCTGAACCCACCCTATATTATTTGGATGGATTAGGTTTGGATAAAATTCCAGATCCTAAACAGCAGCAAGAGGTTTCTTCTTAGCTAAAAATCTTTTTGCATCTAATAGAATTTCTCTATTTGCTGGAGTGTCTTTCAAGTATCTGCCTGTATCTTTCTTGATATAGGCGATACCTCTGTACTTAAGAGTAGTGCAACTCATTTTGGTAGCCTTTGTTACTAAATTGATAGTATTTCATTTTGAAATTTGCAGTAGTTCACACTGTAACAAATCTTACATTTTTAATAATTTATTAACAAATCAACACATGAATTGTCTTGATCTTATGGGGTATTTATCCCTAATCATTATTCTTTATTCTTCTATTTACAAATTAATTAAAAAATGAAATGCCCTAAATGTAAATCTAAAAACACTAGAGTTTCTTCTGTTGATCCACATCCTCTTGAGGATTTTACTAAACGTTATTGTAGATGTTTAGATTGTGCTGAACGTTTCACTACTATCGAAAAGTATTTAGATACAGCACATAACCCAGGAAGAAAGAAAAATAGTTTCATATTGAATAGTTATCAATGCCAAATGATTAAAAGAAATAAATATATGTTATCTAATAGTGAATGGGCAGCTATTTATAAAGTTTCTCTTTCAACCATAGTTACAGCAAAAACAAAATTTCCATCAACTAATTAGTTGTATTTATTAAAAATTGTATTATTATTTATCAGAATTCTTCCATGAAAAAATCAACAATGTCTTACGTAATCGCTTGTTGGAAGAGGGGTGTTCCGCATGGAATACAAGTGACTAATAATAAGTTCACACTCGTACCACTTGATTCACAGACAAATGTATCTAAACTATTTAACAATCCGCATCGAACTCAGATGCAAAAATTCTTGAACTGGATTAAAGAGAATGACAAAGAACTTAAGCATGAGGAATTCTCAATTCAAGACTACGGCAGATTCAGAAGATGAATCCTGGCTTATATTTGATTTAGAATCTGATGGCTTATATGATGACGTTTCAAAAATCCATTGCCTGGTTATTTATGACATTCAATCAGGAAACACTTTCAGCTATGGCCCTGATGCTATTGATAATGCTATTAGTCATCTGGACTCCGCTGATGTTTTAATCGGTCATAACATACTCTTTTATGACATTCCAGTTCTTAAAAAATTACATGGAACTGATTTCAAAGCAAGAGTAATAGATACGCTGATATGTACACGTCTTATCTGGCCTAAAGAAACGCTTTATGACCTTGACGAAGAACAATATCAGGAAGTTCCACCGAAGCTCAAAGGTTCTGCTTCACTTAAGGCATGGGGCTATCGACTTGCAGATCACAAGATTGAGTTCCAAGATTTCACCGAGTACTCCCAGGAAATGCTCGACTACTGCATCCAAGATGTCAGAGTTACAGAAAAATTATGGAATCATATTATCAATCAAAAGTATCCTGAGTCTGCTCTGGTTCTTGAACATGACTTCGCTCAAAAGATCAATGAACAAATTAGGACAGGCATTCCATTCGATGTGGACAGATGTCTTGATCTTGTGGATGATCTCAGAGGGAAGAAAGAAAAATTGGAGAATGAATTAAAAACATTATTCCCTCCCTTAAAACGTTCTGAAATTTTTACTCCTAAAGTAAATAATAAGAAACGAGGTTATGTAAAAGGCGTTCCATTTGAAAAAGTAAGTTATGACGAATTCAATCCAGGATCACGTAAACAAATTATTGAACGCTTATTCAATAAGTACCAATGGGTACCAGAAGGAAAAACTGAGAAAGGAAATCCAAAACTTGATGATGATGTCCTCGAAAAACTTCCCTTCCCAGAAGCTAAAACACTGGGAGAATACATGCTCATTAATAAGCGATTAGGACAAATAGCTGATGGTAATAATGCGTGGTTGAAATTAGTTAATAACGATACAGGAAGAATTCATGGAGATGTAATTACTAATGGAACAATCACAGGACGATGTAGCCATCGCAATCCCAACTGCTCCCAGGTAGTAGCCAACAATAAGCCTTATGGTAAACAATGTCGTTCACTATTCCATGCACCTTACGATTGGGATCTAATCGGTGTAGATGCTAAAGCTTTAGAACTTCGTTGTCTCGCAGGGTACTTGGCTCTATGGGATGAAGGTGAATACGCTGCCATGGTTATTAACCCAGAGGTAGACATACATACTTATAATCAAGAGCAATTTGGTGTTGCTAATCGAGATATAAGTAAACGTCTACTTTATGGAATGTTGTATGGCTGTGGTGCAGCTAAAGCAGGTACTATTATTGATCCCAATGAAAAGAATGAAACCAAATTAAAACGTATGGGAAGAGATGCAATTAATGGTTTTATGAAAGGTGTACCTGCACTTAAAAAGTTAAAAGATCAAATTGAAGAAACAATTAGTAACCGTGGTTATTTAATCGGTTTAGATAGACGTATCCTTCACTGTCGCTCTTCTTTTAAAGGACTTAATGTTTTGTTGCAATCTGCTGGTGGCATATTAATGAAACAAGTTGTTGTAAACATTCACAACAATATTGAAAATAACTTAAATATGCCTCATGGTAATAATTGGCAACAGTTATTAATGATCCATGACGAAGTACAATTGACTTGTAACAAAAAGTATACAGAAAAAATAAGAGAACAAGCAATGGCAGCCTTCCCTCAAGCACAAGAGTTCTTTAACTTTAGATGCAAAATTGAAGGTGATTCATGTATAGGTAGCACCTGGGCAGAAACGCATTAGAATAACGTCCTGAGCATGACGTTAAAAGGTTTACAACTCATTCTCAATTCAACTATGAATTTCATTACTGTGTCAGCTAAAGCAGTTGACAAACCAGAATCTCTTAAATCCAAAATACCTTGCACAGTTTGCAATGTAGAAATTCCTAAACCAGCATTTGGTAAAAGTTATGTACCTGTCTATGCTCAATTAAAAATATGGGGTAGAAATGCAGCTCTTTTAGCTGGTGTTCCACAAGGACAGCATCTACTTATTGTTGATGGTGAATTACTTATTAACTACAACAAAGAGACTCAAACTAATGAGATTGAAATAAAAGCTAGAACAATAGCTCCATATCATGATGGTCCTTCTTGGCCTCCTATTAATAATGTCATTCTTTCAGGAAGAACATTTATTGATTTTGATCCTTCAGATCCTAAACAAAGAAACTATAGAGCAACTGACTCTGGATGGATCTTTGCTGAACAACGTTTAGCTGTTCAAAATAAACCTATCAGTACAAATAACTATCCTGATATTTATAGTTTCAAAACTGTATACAACAACAATGCTGAATACAGAGGAACTAATTATGCAAATGTTATAGCTGATATGCTGAACAGAAAAAATGTACCTGTCACAATAAAAGGTTCATTAGTTCGTGAAGAATCTAAGAATCCTGAAACAGGAGATGTTAGACATTATCCAAAAATCTTATTAGCTGATAAAAATGCTTTATGTGTTGCGAAATTAACACCAGAGCCATCACAAAATGTAAAGCCAACAAAGCCAAAAGCTCAGTCAGCACCTACAGTTATAGCAGATAACCCTTGGAAAGATTCTGATAACTTTCCAAGTTTAGCTCCTGATCCAACTCCTGTTCCTGCTGTAGCAACAGCACCAGATACGAGCGAAGATCCTTTCTAAATTTCTAGGCGTTCATCTCGCAAGCATTAAGTTGCTAAAAGCCAATTGATGTAAGTCGGGGAGACATTGTGGGTTCGTCCTACTAAGAGCTTCTCCCTCCTAGAACCCCCTTAACTACTGCCTCTAATGACGCAATTAACTACGATGCCTTCTTCCAAGACAAAACCTAGTTCAATCACAAACTTTGAAGCCTCTTTCTCTATGTTTAGAGAAACCGAATTTATTGATGGTATAGATGGCTTTGGTACTCTTCAACCTTTACATAACAATGACAAAGCTTATTGGGCCGTAAAGGAAGAAAGTTTAAAAACATGTAAGTGGACTGCCACTGAAAAAGATTTCGATAAAGATTCAGTTCTTTGGAATCACTCTCACCGTTTTGCTAATGGTGCTAGAGAAACAATGCATGCTTTTATTAAGCCAAGAATCCAAATCATTCACACTTCTAACATCTTAGTTGTTGATGATCAGATTAAGGATAGAGCTGGTAAACCAATGAATATTATCGTTGGTGATCTTTCTATGCCTCATATCGCTAAAGCTTTTGAAGCTGATAAAGAACAGGCTGGTGAAAAAGGTGAACGTCAGTATTCAACTAGAACTAAGTATCTAGTTAATATCCTTACTAAGGATAATCAACCAGCTCATGAAGTTCCTCTAGTTTTTACAGTTAAAGGATTAGCTAGTGTTGACATGTCTCAAATGTTGAAAGACTTTAATAGCCAAATGAACAAGTGTTATAGCACTGGTTTAGAGCTAAAAGGCAACATGAAGTTCGACAATAGAACTCAATCAACATTTGTCTTTGTACCTCACTTAGATATTCGTTCTGTACCTGCTCGTGGTAATAGAAGCGTCAACATCTGTGCAATAGAAGGTTATGAAAAACCTGACTATTCAACAGTTGAGAAAGCAAAAGAATCCATGTTTGAATACTCCATTCCTGTAGAGAATAGAGAAAAGACATGGGAACAGATGCAAGATGAATTCTTAGGTAATTACATCAACAAACATAGTGAACAGGAAGCTGCAAAGCTTAATGGTGCTTATGGTATTGCTGATGGAGTTCCAGCTCTAATGCCTAAGACAGTAGCAGTTCTACCAGAAGGTGCAGCTGATACTGGAGAAGACGCAGCTTTATGATTTAAGTACGATGTTATCAGGGCTAACTAGCTCGCTAATTAGTCCTTTTATAATGACATTACGTTGTGTTGCTAACTGTGCAAGGTAAGTTGCTACATGTTTTAAAGCATCTTTATCTTCACAGTTATCAATGCTTCTTCTAAACTTTTCAAATACGAACTGATCTTCTAACGGAATTTTATATTCCAAAAATTCTAATTTAGAAGATTTGTCTTCCATTTTGAACCCTCTTATTTCTTTATTCTACATGCATCCAGGAGTTTAATTATGTTAAATAAGTTCGGTCCTCTTACTCTAATGGGTGCTGGTATATTTACAGCTGCTAATAACCCTATTACATGGGCTGCTGTTGCTAGTTTTGCAACCTTTAAAGTTAGTCAAAAATTTTATAAAAAAGCTAAACAAAGAGCTAAAACTAAACTTGAAGAATATGATTTATTTATTTAATTAATTCTGAAAGATTTTTCGTTAAATTATTAACACTATTGGACATTGTTTTATATCCATGTCCTACATAAATCTGACCACTAACAACACTAGCTGTCATGATTGCCCAAAAGATATAGTACCAACGTGCTTTGATCTGGGTCACAAGAATCTTGTATTCTTATCCAACACTAACTCAATTTCAACTTAAATGACAAATGAAATTTATTCTGAGCTAAATGAAGCTCAAAAGATTATCTATACACGCTCTATGATTGGTAGAGCTTTTTCTGATTTCGATCATGGACAAATCTGTACCATTTATCGTGTAGGAAAAAATTGTATAGTAAAAAGAAAAAATGGGATAGAAGAAAAATATCCTGCAGAAGATATCAAAGTTGCTTACTTAAAATTTATACAAAGAGAAGTTCCTTTCTTTTCTTATCTTGGTCCTAATTATCGTGGTCCAATTCCTTGGCCTTATCAATCCAATACTTATATACTTCTTAAAGGTTGGAATTATGCCTATCAAGGATCTCATAAGATTCCAGAAGCAAGGATGCAACAACTCTGGGCTAATTCATTTACTAATTTAAAAAGTATTGAATCAGTTAAAAGTGTACTTGATAATTTAAATGATGATGATCCAGATGATGAAGGATTAGAAGATACAGAAAAAGCATTAGGACATATTATGACTCCTTATAAATATTGTTCTTGCCAAGCTTTTCAAAAACAACTTAAAAACTTAGATCAATTTAAAGAAGAATTCTATGAAAATTATCAACCTATGTGTAAACATCTCCATTGGTATGACAACTTTAAATTATTCCAGAGGAAACGCAATGAACTAGCAGAAGACTTAGGAGGAAGATCTCCAATGAATGTTGTTATTTGGTTCTATATTCCACCTGCTAAACAATATCAAAAGGGTACCTTTAAGCTCTGGTGGACTAGAAAAGGACTATATTCTGACATATGTAACTGGAAACAAATTAATTCCTTAAGTCAATGGGATGCATGGAGTTATTTCGATAGGATGTTAGAGAAAGGTTTTATTCCTTATGAATCCTCTACTGTCCCAAAATTAAAATCTATACTATGCGGAAAGTCTTAATAGATGGTCTTAAAGCACATGCTCTAGGTCACATCGAAAAACATAAAGCTAACATTGAAATTTATTTACATGGATCTGTAGGTATTGGAGAACACTCTGATATTATTGCTGCAATTCAAACTGAATTAGACCATATTGCACACTATGAAGATCAATTAGAAGTGATTGATAAATACTTTAGTATATAACTAAACGTCCTTTAAGTTATGACGTTAAACTGACTTCAATTTAACTCAACTCTAATGACACAATCTAATCTTTCTCTCCTTAATAAGGCTCCAAAAGAAATGCCTTTTAAGGAATTAATTAATCAAAGAGCAGCTTTAACTAGAACAATACCTCTTTTAGATGATGAATCAAAAGAGATTGCAAAAGCTGATCTTGCTGCAGTCGCTAAGGAATGTTCACCTAAATGGGATGATCTCTATGTAACTAGAGAAAATTTAAAATCAATTATTAATAATTTAAAAGAAGAAAAATCTCAAGTTGATAAAAGTATCAAATCAAAAACAAATGATCTTGATTCTTTAAATGTTTTACTTAGAGAAATCAGAAGAACTTTTCCACCACATTCTGATTGTGATACCTTCTCAGGTAAATACTTTCAGTTTAAAGTTAAAGCATACACACCAGGACAACAGTATTCTTTGAAACTTGTACAGACAAAAGACTTCTTTGAATTTTCTCCAGAAGATCAGGAGAAGTTCTTTTATAAAGAAGAAAAGATTGAAACTAAGGAAACCGTGATAACGTCAATATCAGGTAAGGAAGTTAAACGAACGACTGAACCTAAGACAACAACACAATTTATTCTGAATCAAGATGCAGTCATCAGTGCTTACCAAGACGGAAGTCTCCCCCATGGAATCAAAGTCATCCAAAATTACAGAATTACCACAAAGCGAATCAGTGGCGAGCTGGACGTGGAAACATCCGAATATACAAAACAGTTTCTTCGAGAATCTAATACCTCCAAGTGATGTAGAGGAAGCTCATCTCTACATGTGCTGTCATCAACATAATGAGCAAGACTTCGACCTCCAGCTTAAAACTATGGAGCTGGAGTTAGATGAATACTTAGATGCTGATGATAGACCAGTAGAAGATTTAATTGCTGATACTCGTTCTAATCAGATTCGTTATTTGAAAAGTAAAAGATATCATCATAATGCTCGTTGTTGTTATTGGTACTGGATGCAAAGAGAATCAGATGCTAACCATAAAAAAGCAAAACGTAAAAAGAAAGTTCAAAAGTAAAATTCGTATAGAATAAAAGAACAAATAAAGGAGTTCATGGAAAGAGATCCAGCTAATCTATACAATTTGCTCGCTGGGTTTACTCAGGAAGGAACTCCTTTAGAAGCTTTAGTTGGTAGCAAAATTGAATGGGGTGTTACTGTTTTAACTGCTGCAATGCTTGCTAATGAGAATTTAGCAGGAAGTATGGAGGCACAAGAGATGGTTGATGGTGCTATTAATTATTACAACCTAATCCAGGAACGCTTGGCTTATTACAGACAGAACCAAGTCCATGCTCTTGAAAAGATGATTGATAAATAATATTTATTCCTAAAAATGCTGGCGTTAAAATAATACTATCGCCAGTATTCGTGGGAAAGAATGTCACAAACAAAAGCCCAATTAATTAGTGATTTAGTTCAAGCATTAAATTTTACAGGGACATCCAGTGCTCCAGCTAATGGGATGTATTTGTCAGCAGCTAATACTATTAAGTTAGCTACTAATTCAAATGGAAGATTAACAATAGATAGTTCAGGTAATGCAACTTTTACAGGTACATGTACTGCTACAACTTTTATAGGTGCTTTAACTGGTACATCAACTAAAATTGATCTTAATTCAAATAATGATAATACTGCTTTCAGAGTTCCTTTTACAAGTGGAAATTCAGGGAGTGTCTTTTTGTATGCAGATAATGCTGATGGAATGACATATAACCCCAGTACTGGGAAACTTACTGCTCAACAACTACAAGGAACTTTAACTACTGCTGCTCAAACAAATATAACTTCTCTTGGTACTTTATCTAATTTACAAATTGCTAATCATCTTGGATTAGGTATAGCTGGAGCAGAATTTGGTAGTGGTGTAAAAACAATTCTTTTACAAGGAGGTAGTAGTACAAAATCTGGATGTATTGATTTTAAAGAATATAGTTCAGGTACAAGGTTAGCCAATATTTTTGTTCAAAATGACACCAGTTATGGAATGTCTATCGGTACAAGTTGTAGTGGACAAAATGGTGACTTTATAAGATTTCATACAGGTGCTTTAGGTTCTGAAAAAGTCCGCATTACATCAGCAGGTAATGTTGGTATAGGTACAACAAGTCCTAGTAACTTATTGCATGTTGCTGGTGTACTTGAATGTTCCAATATAAAAATTCTCGGCACAAATTCATTTGAAAGTAGTGCAAATGTTTTTGAAGGTAAAGGAACTAATGGAGCAAGGTTGAGATCAGCATTATCAGACGCTACTGTACCTACTTTTTCAAATAAAGATGATACAAACACTGGTATGTTCTTACCTGGTTCAGATGTTCTAGGGTTAACGACTGGTGGAGCAGAAAGACTTCGCATTGATTCGAGTGGAAGATTATTAATAGCAAAAGGAACTGCAAGCACTACTACTTCTCAAATTCAAATTGGAGATCCTGCAGGTGGATATACATGGGATGTAGGAGACGTACCACAGGTGTTAATTGCTGGTGTTAATAATGAATCACCTACAAGCGGAACATTAAATATTGCTCTTAGAGTAGCAGATGAAAATAATAATAATATGTTCCAAATCCACAATAGAGGTGGAGGTAATAGTGACGTTGGTGAGGTTTACATGGCTGGAAAAGTTGGGATAGGTACAACAAGTCCTAGTGAACAATTCCATCTTTTAAAGAGTCATAATGGACACACTAGAGCAGTTATTCAAAACAACTGGGGTGCTAGTGCTACAGCACAATTAAAACTAATATCACCAACTGATGAATTTCAATTAATTAAATATGCTTCTGGTCCTGCTGCTCTTAATCTTTCTAATAACAGCAGAATTTATCATAGTGTTGGTGGACAAGTTAGACATCAAATAACTGCTGATACTGCTGGACAGACAGCATGTGTAGTTAATACTCCTGCTGATGGTGGTGTTAACTCTCAATATGTAACTGCAACAAAAGCTGCATCAGGAAATTATAATACCTTTCGAGTTACTATTAATCAAAGCAGTTGGGGTTCATTCTTTTTAAAAGTATATGTTTCTGCTCACGATGGAAATTCCGCTTATAAATGGGTAACTGGATATATGAATACTGGATTTTCCACGGTACTTAATACATTAAGCAATATGAGTGGAAATTTTTCTGGTGGTACTGCAACAAATACACATATAAGTGGTCAGACATGGAAATATGAAATAATAACTAATGGTGGTAATAGTTCTGTAACTCACCCTGTAATGGGTGTTGAACTTATATTTGGTGGGAATGGAAACATGTTAGACACTGGTTCCATTTCTCTCGAAATTTCTTAATAAGAGGTCATTATGTCTGTAGTTAAAAATGCAAGATGGATTATTGCAGAAAGCGATCCAATGAAACAGGTAGAAATTGTTTTTGATGACATACCTTGTAAGTATGCTTCATCATCTGATGATGATGGTTGGAGTGATTTACAAGCGTGGGTTAATTCTGGCAATACAATTATTGCATGGAGTAAAGAGGCATCATCAACACCTGATTTCATTACATCATCAAGATCATGAAAGCAATAGAAGCATTTTAAATTTAGTAGGAATACAATACTTAATGCCTAAACCTGTTTAATTCGGAGGGATTTTCCTAATGGCATTAACTGAAACAATTGAATACGACAAAATTGAAGTCGTAGGCCAGTACAAAGCTGTACAGGTCAGAAAAGCAACAGTTATCAAGAAAGATGGTGTTGAACTAACTCGTTCATTCAATAGATTTGTACTTGATCCAGGTACTCTTGATGAATCTGATAATCTTGTTGATAATCCTTTATCAAAAGAACCAGATGGTACAACTGATATTGCAGACGAAGTAAAAAGTATTTGCACAGCAGCTTGGACAACAGCCGTAAAGGATGCGTGGAAAGCTAAGTTAATTGCTGACAAGTCTTCTGGACCTGGCTAATTATTTCTTACGCTTACGTTCAAAGTGGAGATCTATTCTCAATTTGCCATAGTACAAAATACCAAGCCAGATTGAGAATGCTACTCCATCAAACCAACTTAGACTATGCCAAGCATCTACTGCTCCATCCATGTCTTATATCTTTTTAGCTAAATCCATCATCTCACATGGACATATGCAACCATTGCCACCACAAGGTCAACTCGTTGTAATTATTGTTGCAATACTTGCTCTTCTGATGGGTTATGGATTTTATGTAACCTTTGGTCCAGGAGCAGAGGATCTTAGAGATACTATTGATGAACATGCAAAAATGCATGAACTAGGTATTGCTCATGGACATACAAAGAAAAAATGAAGACTGCTATCGTTAATATATAGTCAAGAAATTAAATGGATTCCGTTCCAGTACCTCGTTTAACTCTAAGTTTTTCTGTCGATCTAGATGTAGATTACGATCCTTTTAAAGGTAAAACTCAACAAGAATTTGTTAAGTATATTGAATCTGAATTACATGAAGTTCTTTACGATATAAATCCTGCCGTAAAAAACGCTTATACTTCACTTATAGCTATTGAGGAAAATGACAAACAAAGCTGATCAAATCGGAACTCGTGAATGGTTAGAAGAAAATAACCGTAGAGTAATCTTCCAAAATCATATGTACAAATGTGCAGGAAGAGATAATCCTGACCACCCAATGCATGGACTCTTTACTGGTTTATGGGAAGATTTTTGTTTAAACGAAGCAGGTAAAGCACAACGAGATGGATGGTTTGAACGTTTGGAATTTTTACAGAAAGTAGAAAGTGGTGAAATTGAAATACCTAAACCACATTATTACAATTCTGAAGGAGAGATTCCTAGACCTGAAGAACAAGTTGCAGATGATTTTAATGTTTCTAATTCTTCTGATCCAGTAGATGATTATCTTAATTGTTCAGCTGAATGTGATATTGATGATCAAGAATGCCAAGACATTTGTTTAGATGAATTAAAAAAACCTGTAATAGAAGAATTTAATGATTTTTCAGTTGGTCAAGCAGATTCACCACATCAAGCTGCTATAGCTAGATCAAGCTGATTCCGCTTCATTCCAATGTTCGATACGATGACAATTGCTACATAAAGCGACGCATTTATCAATTTCTTTCATAATTGTTTTCCATCCATATCCCACACCTACCATTCTAGAAATACATCCTTCTTTATCACAAAGATGATGAAATTCTAGAACACGATAATCATCTAAACCACATGCTTTACAGCATAATGTTTTTTTATATTTAATTAGCTTCTGACGATTCTTACGAATTCGTTTCTTATCATCTTTCCAGCTCATGATTAATACTTAAGTATTATTCTTTCCAAATCCATCCTATTTGATATTCATCTATGTAAGGTTTTAAATCTAATGCATCCATTAGTTCACCAATAAGGCGACCTTTCCCTAGTAGTCTGCCATCTGCTGCTCTTAAATTATCATCTACAACAATTAAAGTTCCTGGTTTGATAATATTTTTAGCTGCAAATAATTCTTTTAAATGATGTGAAGATGATTCCCAATCGTTTCCCCAGTCTATGATGTTAAATGAATCTAAATAAAGTAAATCTACCTTTCCTTCTAAATATCCAAGCTCCTCTACTGAATCACCACAAATAACTTCAACTTGTTTGCTAGTATTACTTCTGGCAAGCTCACATGCTTTAGGGTTAATATCAATTGATATAACATTACCCCCTCTGTATTGTACATAATTGTCAAACAATAATGTAGAACAACCATCACCACTATAATTGTCTTCTTCTCTGTAGCAGCCTGTTTCTACAATGAAGACTTCTTTACATTTAAGACTATCTAAATACTTAAAAATTTGTTTAAAACTACCAGATCTTCCTGCTAAATTTTGTGATACTTCCTCGAAATATTCATTCCAAAAAGTCATTTTGTTCTACTGATTACCTCTTTGAATATAACTAATCTATCTGATTTGTCAGATAAAATATTATTTTTACTCTTATACTTGACAATGTGGATAACATAAACACAATAAACAACATCTTGAATGACTGAAGCTAATATTCTTGAATTTGAAAAGAAAGATCAGGTTATAAATCCTGATGTAATGAAAGATATTAATAAAACAGCTGCACGTATAACTCTTAATGGTAAACGACATTACACTACTCCTTTATTTACTGGACCAGCTCCTTCCGTTACAACCATAATTTCTGAAACTGCTTCTGAACAAAACAAAAAGAAATTGGAGATGTGGTCTAAAGCTAATCCTGGTGTAAAAGAAAAAGCAGCTGAACGTGGTACTGCTGTTCACTATGGAATGGAACAATATTTAAAAGGTAATAAAGATCCAGAAATTCCTGAAGAATACGTTGAGTTTTGGTCTGGTATGCCAAAAATTCTTGATCAGTTTGGAGATGTACTTTGGGCAGAATCACCAATCTTAGAAGCTTTTGATTTTACAATGGGTGCTGATGAAGTTGCTCGTGTATGGGGAGCTGATGAAGAAGGACGTGCATGGGCTGGTGCTCCTGACATCATTGGCTTTGTCGAAGATAAATTAACTCTTGCTGATTTAAAAACAAGTGTCAAACCTTACAGTCGTAAGTGGCCTAAAGAATATGAAAAAGGTTCTAAAGAGTGGAGAGATTTATTAGGTGGTTATATGAAATTTAAAAAAACTTGTAAACAATTAGCAGCCTATGACCTTGCTATACAACAAACTTTAGACGTTAAAGTTGATCAAGCTGCCATATTAGTATCAACACCTTTACGTACTCAAGTATTTAAAATATCTAGAAAGTTTTTAGATAAATTACATGTTGATTGGCTAAAAGTAGTAGCAGAATATTATAAACAAATCGACAATTGTAACGTATATGATCCCGATGCAATTTAAAATTCAAGCTTAATATTTTGAATAATTTATTTCAGATTATTCGCACTAGGATAATAGAACACGTAAAAAATACCTGCCAATGGAGATCAGAATTTCCGTTGGTGAGTGGATGAATACTCTTCAAGACCGCATGCACAAGGCGGTGGAAGGGGATTGTTTTCATTTGCCAACACATATGCATTACCATGCATTCACGCTATTAAGTAAAGAGGTATTCCCTGACAAAAAGTTCAATGTAACTATTGACAACAACACTCAACCCTAATGACAAAATCACAACCACAACCACTAAAGCCTGGAGAGATTAGACTTGATCTCATATCTGCCGAATGGCCCCTTACTCCTTTAGGTGGGAGTAAAGATCCTTACATTACTGGATGGCAAAACAAACCTTGCAGTCTCCATGAAATTGAAGCTGAAATACTTACAGGGCGATGCAAAGCCATCGGTCTTTTATCGGGTCCAGTTTTTAATCTCCCTTATGGTTTGGTATGGGTTGATGTTGATGGCCCTAGTGTATACGAATTGATTGAAGGTATATCTGATAAGTCAGTAGATGAAGCTTTACCAAAAACATTAACCATTCTTAGTGGTAAAGAAGGAAGAGAAAGAAAGCTTTATAAACTACCAAGAGAAAAGCATAAACATTTTGTTCGTAATAAATATACGTGGCATGCAGAAACGGATAAAGAAAAATTAGAAATCTTATGGCAAAAGCATCAAGGAGTCTTGATGGGTTTACATCCTGATACGGATGGATACTACACAGCTCCAGATGAAGGTTTTGAATGGATTACTGATCTTGCTGAACTTCCTGAATGGCTATTAAATTGCATCATTAATAAAAACGTAAAGCAAGGTGTACCAGCGAAAGAAACGACTAGAATAGTAGGTCCAACCTTTGCTGTAAATGCAGAAGCTTCTCTCGAAAGAGATATGCAACTTGCTACCGAAGCAATGTGGGCTATGCCTCCAGAAGCTTGCGATGACTACGACATTTGGATTACTGTTGGACAGTCACTTCATTCATTAGACGATTCGTTGCTTGATGATTGGGATGAATGGTCTAAACAGTCTGAAAAATATAAGGCTGGTGAATGTACTAGACGTTGGAAATCTTTTGACAAAGGTGGAGCACGTACTCTCGGTTCTTTAATCCACCATGCAAAAGAATTTGGTTGGAAACCTTCTCAAGAACATAAGGTTGTCAACAGAGAAATTGATGAAAAAACACTAGAGGATCTACAGAAAATGATGGCTGATTTCGACGCAATTCCAACGACAACTAAACCAAAGGTTGTACGTAAAAAAAAGCTTGCACCAATCGAAGGAAAGGGAAGGGAACAGAAACCAAGAAATCCTTCTTCAGACATTATTACTAATGTTTTAATTCAATCCTATGACGGAACCCTTAGATATAGTCAGGCACAAGGATGTTTCTTTAATTACAACTATCATTCAGAAGGTTTATGGTCTGCTCTATCAGATACAGAAACAAAAGGTGAAATAAAAAATAGACTTGAAATGTTGAAAGATCATCTATTGCCTAATGGCTATAGTATGAATCTCGTTAATGACGTATTAGAACAATTAAAAATCAGCTTAATTCATGATGAATGGTATGAAGGTAATGACTACTTACTATTCACTAATGGAATATTAGAACTCGCAACCAGGGAGTTAATTCCTTTTAGAAAGGATATGTTTATGACTCAACAGTTGCCCTATGACTATGATCCTAGTGCGACATGTGAGCCGATTATTAAATGGTTAAAACATGTACAAGATGGTAACTGGGGACGTGTACAAGTCCTTAGAGCATGGTTACGTGCTGTTCTATTAAGTCATTCAGATATACAAAAGTTCGTTGAAATTGTTGGTCCAGGTAAGTCTGGTAAGTCTACTTATTCCAATCTTGCACATGCATTAGTAGGTGATACAAACGCTATCATTTCTTCTCTTGATCACTTAGAAAAAAGTAGATTTGAAACAGCTAATTTATATAAAAAGAAACTACTTTTATTTAATGATGTTGAAAGATATGGTGGGTCAGTTTCAGTATTGAAGGCAATTACTGGTCGTGATTTAATTCGGAATGAACGTAAATTCCAAGGAGGTTCATTAAAGCCGTTTAAATTTAATGGGTTGGTAATGATAACTGCTAATGAACCCATTCAAACGACAGATCCTACATCTGGGCTTGCACGTCGTCGTCTTACTATTCCTTTTGATCGACCTTTCACTGGTAGTTCAGCTGAACAACGCACCTTAATTGATATGGATGATAGTGGAGTACCTTTTGGTGACTTCGCTAAATTACTTCCTGGCTTGGTGAATTGGTTATTAGATATGACTGAAATGGATATGCGTCAATATTTAATGGAGACAAATCAAAAGGTTGCTTTCTTTGCTAAACATCATCGAGAACAAATTCTTAAATCAAATCAGATTATGGATTGGATGGATCATTGTTTGATCTTTGATCCAGGAAACTCTGCTCCTGTTGGTCTAGCTAAGAACTCTCAACCAGGATCTTCTAATGTTTATGTGTCTTGGGATAAGTGGCTTTATGCCAGCTATTGTGAATTTTCTCGTGGCTCTAATAGTAATATTCTTGGTCGTAGCAGATTTGAAACATTATTAATGGATGTTTGTGTCCATCAGCTTCGTTTAAACATTTATAAATTTAAAGATCGTAGAGGCATGAGAGTAAAGAATCTGGCTTGTCGTTCATCCGATCAAAAGTATTCTGATTATCCTTCTATTATTGAAGTTGGTTTGAATAAAGATAAATGGAGAAAGGAATATGGAGACATAATTGATAAAAAAGAAATAGAAGAAGGGTAATTAACTATTACTATTTTTGTGTAATCTATGTATATTTAATACAGAAATAGAATTGTAATGCCAAAAAAACCAAAGCTTTTATGGTGTGGTGATATAGCTGCAAAGACTGGTTTCGCTCGTGTAACAGAAAATGTTCTACCTTATCTAGCAAAACAATTTAATATCGTTGTCTTAGCTCATAACTGGTGGGGTGATCCAACACCTTGGCAAAAGAAATATAAACTTTATCCTTCATCAAATAGATTTCAAACTGCACCATTTGGAGAAGATCGAATTCGAGAAATTGTTCAAATAGAAAAACCAGATTTAGTTTTTACGATTAATGACATGTGGATCATTAATGAACAATACAGACGTATACAAGATTTTCATAAAGATAAAAAATTTAAATTCGTTGGCTATGCACCAATGGATTCTTATGGCTGGATTGGTTGTTTAGCTGATACTGCTAATGATTGGGATGGAGTCATTTCCTATACCCAATTTGGTGCATATGAATTTATTCAAGGTGGTATTACAAAACCAATAGCTGTTATTCCTCATGGAGTGACACCAGGGCAATTCTTTCCTATGGATAAAGCTGAAGCTAGAAAACAATTAAATATAAAAGAAGATATATTTATTGTCTTCAATGGTAATCGAAATCAATTCCGTAAACGAATTGATATAACCATTGCTGCCTTCGCTAAGTTTGCAAGAGATAAACCTAATACCCAGTTGTACTTACATATGGGTAAAAAAGATCAAGGTTGGGACATTATGCATCTCTTTAATCGAGAGATGAAACGAAATAAATTAGATCCCAATAACAGAATTATTCTTACAGCAGATGTTGATGGACCTCCAAGTGTTGAGATAGAGATGCTCAATACGATCTATAACGCAGCTGATGTTGGAGTTAATACCTGTAAAGGCGAGGGTTGGGGTCTTGTTAGTTTTGAACAAGCTGCTTGTAAAGTTGCCCAAGTTGTACCAGGGCATACATCTTGTAAAGAAATCTTTGAAGGTTATGGTCAACTTATACGTTGTGATCATATAGATACTGATACTAATTTCGGTAGAGAGATGCCTTGTCCTTCTACAGATCATTTAGCAGAAATATTAGATGACTTATATAAGAATCCTAAAAAGCTAGAAGCAACAGCTGAACTTTGTTATGAAAGAGCTTTAGAAAAACAATTTACTTGGGAAGTAATTGGTGCTCAGTTTGCAGGAATATTTGATGATGCCATTAAAGGTGTAGATCATTCTGTTAAAAAAGTTTCACCTAAGAAAAAAACTCGTAAGAAGAGGAAAATAGGTAATGCTTAGAAAGATTACCTTTCGTCCTTGGGGTTGGTGGCAAGCTTTATTCCAAGGACCTGGCTATCTAGCCAAAATTATTAATGTAAAAAAAGGACAACAACTTAGTCTTCAGTACCACAAGCATCGAAGTGAGACTTGGATTATTGCATCAGGTAAAGGAGAAGTTTTTGCAAATGGTATATGGCAAAAAGCTAGGACAGGTAAATGTATTCACATCCCTGTTCTAGGAACGCATCGTGTAAAAGCAGATGAAACAGACTTAGTTCTTATAGAGGTCCAATTTGGGGATAAAATTTCTGAAGACGATATTGTACGTATCGAAGATGATTATGGTCGTGTACAGAAAAACCTAGAATAGTCTTTTTTTTTCTTATATATGGCCTAAATTACACTCTTATTCTGAGTCTCAATAGACTGTAAAACTTAGAATAAAAATGTAATTTAACTATAGACATAAGAAATTTCTAAGCTATTCTGTGTTTTTATGACATTTATGCCACATAATTATAAAAAACTGCCTGAAATGTGGCGTATAGAAGAGTTATTTAAACTCTCTGATAAATATCCATCAGGTCTTGAATGGGCAAAAAAGAAAGCTCGTTATAAAAAAGGAGATCAAGCTGGACGTTTAAATCGAAGTAATGGTTATTATTTTGTTTCTATAGATAATGAAGAATACATGGTACATCGAATTGTTTATTATTTAAGAACTGGATATTGTCCTGATAAATATTGTGTAAAACATAACTATCGAAATAAAGAAAAAGACAACAGATTAGAATTAAAACCTATCTTCAATATTTAATGTCTAATTTAAATGAATTAATCGAAATGTCATCTGGTCCTGAACTCTTTCGCTATATTCCTGATATAGATAAAGTTAGTTTAGATGAGTTAGATAACAATGGTTACTACCATGGTTTCCCTTGCGTTCATGGTCATACAATTAGAGACAAAGACAGACATTGGTGTTATCACTGTGCAATAAAAATACAATCCAATGTTTGTGGTTTTGATATTAACCATTTACATAAAGATTACATTACTAAATATCATCGCTTATGGGCTAACATCAATATTAAAAATTTTGATGAATGTTGGGAAGCTAGTCTTCCAGGTAAACGTGGTCCTCATCGAGTTTGTTTTCCTTCTTATCGTTCACAATACAGTTGTCAAAAAGCAGAAAATACAACAGCACATAAAGTCATTTATCAATGTGCATGGGGTGATATAGGAAGTATGTTTGTTACTAGGTTATGTGGTAATCCATGGTGCCTTAATCCTTTACATATGACATCCAAATGGAATCGAAGAACTTATCCAAAAAAAATACATCCTTTTAATAATAAGTTTGAAGCAGAAAAATTAATGAGAATTAGTAAAGCTCGTTTATTAAATAGAGAACAAGAAATTGTAGAAGAAAAATATAAAAAAACAATCAATGATCCTTTAACTGTTAAAGATACCCCCGATTATGATGAGGGATAGACTAGTGTTAAATAATAATGGCTCGCAACCAAACAACACAAAGACAAAGAACAGCTCAAGATCCATTATTAGTTGGAACATTTGATCAAACTTCTATTCGTTATCTAACAGGTAAACTTGGTGGAACACATACTCCAAGATCAGGAGGATATGCAGGTGGTTCTGTAAACCATTGGTTTAAATTTAAAATTGAAACTGCTGCTTGGATAATATTAACGAAAGCTGGTGGATGGGAAAAATGGTTTAATGTTTCTGCTTACGATATAAATAGAAATCCTATTGAAGGTCGAGCAATTTTTGATGATGATAGTATAACAATTACATCAGATGGAAAAGTTTTAAATCCATATATTGGGCATGTAATGGGTGCTCAATCTGATCTATATAATAATTTTGATGCAAGACGATTAGATAAAGGAGACTCAAGATATTATCCTCTAAAGATAGGTGAGTACTTGCTTTGTGTATCTAGTACTCTTAATACACCATTTGATTATGCAGTAGGTGTAGTAGTAGAAATGGCTGATCCATTTCCTGTTTTACTTACTGAAGATTATGACCGATTGTTATTAGAAACCACGGCAACTCAAGATAATATTATTTGTGACACTACTCCTAACTATACTGGAGCAGAGGACCATGAACATTCATTAACTGAGTGGAAAACAGCATGGAGTCGTGAACGTCAAGCTTATGAAAAATTCCCTGACGCTTTAATTCCTCTGACTACAAAACCATAAGATTTCTTATGACTATTAATCGAGTACCAAATAAACCTTATTTAGGTTTTGATGATTGTGTTTACGATGAAATAGCAATGAACAGTGTAATAGCACTGGAAGAAAGAAAACAACAATTAAAGGATGAACAATTCATGGATTCAAACTTATATACAGAGATCTTAGATTCTCAATATTTTAAATGGAAATCCAAGCAGAATCAATTAGATTTACCAGCTAGATTTAAAGAGGAATGTGAACAAATTCCTTTCTTGCAGCAATGTAAAATTTATGACTGTTAATGATGAGTTTAAGAACAACGAGAGCAAAGAAAGTAGCGACAACTCGTATTGGGAAATATATTTTGAAAGTGAGACTGTTACCATGGATGTTCTTAGGAAAAGATGGAGTGATATGGCTGGCAAGTCTAGCGATAGGAAAAAGCAATCGACAAATCAACGATTGGATGAATCGGAAAACAAACAAAAGAAGATACCTGATGGATACATCTTTGACAGGTAAATTTGGATCTAAAACTCAAGCAATTGCTATTCGTCAAGTTAGAGAATGGATGAAAGAAATACCAGTAGGAGATTCTATTACATTAAGATGTGAATCAGCTTTGTCAGATAAACAATTTAGAGTATGGAAAAAATGGTTTGAAAAACATGAAAATTCTAATTGGAAAGTAAATGAAAAATATAAATCTTTCTTTTTTTATAGGGCTGAGTAAAATATAAATAGTTTTAAATCAAAAAATGATTGCCCTCATTCGTCCATTACTTTTCAAATTTGTTAATACTCCTCAAGTTAAGCAATTAATTGTAGATCTTTTAACGAAACTTGCAGATTCAACTGATAATACTGTTGATGATAAAGCAGTTGTATTTATAAAAAATGGTTTATTTCCTGGAGGGAACCAAGCTAAATAGCTGTAAACCACCAAACAACACCTTCTTCTTTATTAACGTAATTACGTAAATTAAATGCATCATACTTATTTAGTGTGGTGCATTTTCTTTCTCCATGCACTTCATAGCACACGTTTACAGTTATATCCTTGTGTCTATTAAATGTCATAATCCTATACTAATCAGTAGCAGTTAAATATTACAAATGCCAGAGAAGAAAGATGCGGAAATCCTAGAAGAAAAAAAGGATGAAAATAAAAAAAGTTTACTAAAAAAAATAACTGATGCAGTTCCAGATAGAGAAGAACAGTTTGAACTTGTTAGTTTAGGAGTGAGATTATTTTTGTTGACTTGGGCAACATTAATGTTGTCATTATCGTACCTAGATTTGAGTAAACTTGGTATTCCTCAACAAAAAATAGATCCAACCTTTATAGCTTCGGTCTTTGTCGGATTGGCAAGTTCCTTTGGAGCTTCTATTACACAAAAAGGAAAAGAAAATGGAGGTAAAGCAAATCAAGGTATAACTGCTGCACAAATGAAAGAAATACTAGGTAATTCCCAAATAGTAAGAATTGAACATCCTCCTTTAGTAATTAAGGCAGAAACACCTAGTAAAGAAAATAAGTATCAGATGTAAAATAAAAAAGGAACATAACTAAGGAGGTTTATTTATGAACAGTCCACTTTATATTCCTAATTGGCAATATCATTCAAAGAAAGATATAACACTTGATTTTGTTAGAAAAGAAAATATGTTAAGGCGAGCATTACATCGTGGAAAAACAATAATTAAAAAAATCCGACGAATGTAATATATTGTAGGTAGAAATAATATTTAAATAATGTTTTTTGATTCACTTACTCTTGTAACTGGAGGATTTGATCCTATTCATAGTGGACATATAAAATATTTTGAAGACGCTAAAACTTTTTCTGATAATCTTGTTGTTGGTTTAAATAGTGATCAATGGTTAATTAATAAAAAAGGTCAGTACTTCCAAACTTGGAAAGAACGTGCAAATATAATTAGTCATTTAGATATGGTTAATATTGTTATAGATTGGGATGATTCTGATAATTCTGCATGTAAAGCAATTGAGAAATGTTTTCAATTAACTAATAAGATTTATTTTGCAAATGGTGGTGATAGAGCTGAAGATAATACTCCAGAACTTGATGCTTTTGAAAATGATGAAAGAGTTTTATTTATATGGGGTGTGGGTGGTAATAATAAGATAAACAGTAGCTCTTGGATATTAGATAAATATTATCAACAAAGAGAATTAATTTGTGGATGATAGACTTTAATGAAGTAATGTAAATGTTTAAAATGTGGAAATTACTTTCATTTTTGATATTAATATTTAGTCCACTTTCAGTACGTGCAGATTTGATTCATCGTCTATCAACTAGTACGCAATTAAACGTGGGAGGAGCTAGTACAACATCTGAACGTATCGGTTCAACTTATGCGGTTTCTGGATCTAATATCAAAGTTGCCTCTGGTGATGATCATTTTGGAAAATTATTAGCACCTAGCAATAATGCAGCAGCAACTCTTGATCCTGGTACATATGACATAAATACTGTCGGATCTGCTTTCAGTTTTAGCGAAAGTTTCACAGCAGGAGATTCCGTAAATCCTATTGGTAGTGGTGTGGATGTGACCAGCGGAGTAGTGGCTGACATGCCAGCTTTTGGTAATACCACAACTCAATCGGGCGGTGTGGCAGGTTCCCTCGCAGGTACGATTTTGAGTTCGGGAGTCATGACATTAACCGCAGGAGGTGCAAACACTTCAGCCGTAGGCCAATTCGTAAGTGAAATAACCGTCAAGTAGCAGTCATGAAGCGGCTTTTACTGCTTTTATTATTAGCACCAATCCCTGCTTTTTCTGTGCCCGTCACGCCAAATTTTCAAAGTGGTAGTATGACCTCTCATACAGAGACTACTAGTAAAGTAAGCGAAACGATTAACGTGATAGATTATCAAACAGGGTGGCAATATGTAGTTACAGGAAATAACATAACTACAAGTGCAGATAGTTTAGTTCCTACTGCAAGTTCGACATCTAATACCGTTAATGGGGTGGTTACAACGTGGACAAGTTTGGATGCAAATCAAATGCCAGATTTCACAATCAAAAATCCAGATTTGCCTTGGCAATTAACAACGAGCGTCAGCCAACCAGGGATGAAGTCGCAGACCATAATAACTCGTACAACAGACATAACATCAGTCACAGACACCGTTTCAACGTTCAGTCAATAAAATATATCTTATTGGCTCTGTTCAATGCGGTATCACTATTCCCCCAGTCAGTACGTGCAGAAAGTGTTGGTGGGGTTAGTGCCTCTGCTGCTCCTGTTGCTAATAGCAGTGGTAGTGTAACAAATCAAGCTATTCAAGTCCTCCAGGGACCATACATTAATAATTCGTATGGGAATGGAGTCTCGTGTCAAGGACCAACGCTAAACGTTACCCCCTTCGTGACTGGAAGTAATTCTTGGAAAGATCCCTATGAAGATTATTGGGATTCGCCTGTCTATGACATGACAACAGATGATGATGGTAATCTGAACAATCCAGGTTCTATTTTGTATTACGTTCCTACAAGGACTGGTCAAAAAGCAAATAACAATGTTTCATTAGGTATTAGTGCAACCATATCCATACCATTAGATAAACGTCACCATGAAGGTTGTTTAAGAGCAGCTAATACTCAAACAGATTTAACTCAACAGCTATTAGCTAATAAAAGATTAGATTTTGAAATGGCAAGACTCAAGCATTGTGCAGAACAAAAAAGGTTAGGCGTTTCATTCCATCCAAAATCACCATCATTTCAAATTTGTGCAGATATTGTAGTAACCAATCCTCATGGAGTAATTCCACAGCATCAACATACTATTTCTTCTCCTTCTTCTTCTTCGGTTCCTTCAGAGCAGGAAGACCTTTCTTCTCTCGATACTGATTCGCAACAATCTCAGCTCGATTCAAAGTCCTCGGCTTCTTCCCAAGAAGTTTCTGAATCTTCTTCATTGCAGTCTTTATCAGAGGCTTTATTGCCTTCAGAACAAGATCAGCCAGGGGCTTTGCTAGGACTGCCGATGACGTTGCCACAAGAGCAATAGATGCAGTAGTTGTAACAGCTCCAGCAGTAGGTAATGCTGCAACTACTTGTTCAATAATTGGAATTTCTTCGTAGAGGGTAACGCATCTACCATTCTGTAATTTATAACCACTTATCTTTTTATTTCCTTCAACCTTAGTACCGACTATAGGAGCGTCATTTGGGGGACAAATAATTTTAGGAACAGATGGTTGAGGTACTTCTGGATTAATAGGTTCAGCTATTTCATTATTGTCTAATGGAACCATTGGTACTTCAGCTGCTTTAGTAAGTACTAAGTTCTCTGGTGTGTAATCTATGGGGTCATAACTAGGAACCGTACCATCACATAAAATTCGATTACCTCTCGGATCATCATCAACTAATTGATTCGATTCCTTATTGCCAGAATTATATTCAACACATCCAGGTAATTCGATAATTGGAGATCCAATACTTAAAGTTACAGCAGGAGTTCTAGGAATATTTAACTTAAGAATTGAGTCGTAGTCTGGTATTTCTGTTGTTCTTATTTCAATGTCGTAGATACCAATTTCTGGTATTTCAGGCATTAGAACTGAGGAACTCCTAACCCACTTCTTGTACTTCTTGGTGCGACAGGACCAGTAACACTAGGTAGTTTTGGAATTGGAAGATTTTTTAAAGCTGCATCTGCTGCTGCTCCTCCTACCTGTTTCATGATTTTTTCTTTAGCACTTTCTAGGAGTGCATCCTTATTTGCATATACGTAAACACCAGCACCAACAACGGAAGCAGATATAACGAAAGACGCAACAGAAAGTACATTAATTATTTTCTGCATAATGAAAAAGTAATTTATGTCCTAATTATATGAGGAATAGACTTATCAGTCAGCAGGATCTGGTGTATTTCCTTCTGCTACCCATTCTAGGTACTCTTGATAGTCTGTGTTTGCTGGGTCGAAAGGTATCCATGCACCATCAGATTTTCGTCTGATCTGATCGTCTCTTACATTCCCTTCGGAATCTTTTGTCTTTTTATAACTCATGGTTAAAGCTCCGCTGTTGCTATGAAGTTAAACAAACTAGCTCCTGTACCTGATAAGCCATCGAAAGTAGCATAGAATCCATCTTTTGATGATCCCTGTGCAAGTAGATTTCCAGTGCTAGTTTCAGTAATAGTTACAGTAGGATTGGATCTCATTGTTTGCACAAAGATGTGGCTTCCTCTTGAATAACCATTAGCACTACCATACCCAGAACTTAAGACTGAATCTGGAACTGTTTGATAATATCTCTGACACCTAGCTAATTCTTCTCCATATGATCTATGATCAAATTCTGTAGCTATAGATCCTACTTCAAGTTGAACGCCTGTAAGTTCAAATGTTGCATCATTTGTTGTCCACCAAGTAGATGTCATATCAGGAATACGATTACCACTAGAAAAAGAAGCCCATGTATTTAAACTAGGGCTACCTGTATAATTAGTACCTCCAAAAGGCCACCAATATATAACCATTCCTTGTTTATTATTGTTATCAAATTGAACGTTAGTTCCTCCAGGGATTTTAATTTCTACTTTTGTCCAAGTATTAGCACTCAAAGCACCTGTTGAGAAAGGAAAATTTTGAGGGCTACCATCTTGTGAAAATACTTGTCCATAGAATGTCTGAGCAACACTTGATCTTACCCAGAAAGATAAAGTTGCATAGCTATTACTACTGGTGTAATGCCATCCAGAATTAGCAAGATCTTGTGCTTCTAATCTTGTAATAATCCTTATATAGTCAGCAGCACCAGCTCCACTTGTTTGATTTCCATTTTGAATATGGTATGAATATCTAAAACCTTTTGCCCATGGACCTGTATCACTCGACGTAAGAGCATGTTGTGATTGAGTTGGTGCTTCATTTTCTCCACCATATCCCATTTCAAATCTATCAACTGTATGTATTCCATCGCTTGTTGATGATGTTCCTCTTTGAGCAATTGTAAAAGCACCATTAATTATTAAATTTCTACCAAGTAAATTATTAGTTTTTAAATTACCACCTACTTCTATATCTCCTAAACTATTTATAGTTAATCTATCTGCACCAGCATTTGTAGTATCTTCAATATGGAAGGTACCTGCTTCTACTTGTATCCTAAAATCGCTGTCATTATTAGTATCAGTAAAATTTATAATTGGGTTAGCATCTGATACTGTTATATCTCCTTTAAAAGTGGCGTTTCCAGAACTATCAATATCAAGATGAATAGAAGTTCCATCATTCCCTGAAAAATCAAAACCATTAGCAGATCTAAGACCCATTCGACCTGCTGTAGATCCGTTTATAAGATTTCCTGTATTTTGAATTGCCCAAATATATGCGTTACATCCATTTGACTCCATAAACAAACCACCAGAGGAAGAACCAGAGCTAGTGTGAATTAAAGATTGTGGATTTGTTGTACCTATACCTACATTTCCAGTACTACCTCGTACTGTCATTATTGTTGAATCATTTACTTGTAAAAAAACATCTCTATTAGCACTACCAGCATTTAATTTTAAATCATTGCCTGTTTTAGAACGTAATTCGTTTAAACATTCAATAGTTCCTTCTACATCTAATAATTCAGTAGGACTTGTTGTACCTATTCCTAATTTTCCATCTACAATTCTTAATGCTTCAGTACCTGCTTGATTATCTACTCTAAAAGCGTAATTTCCCGTTCCACCACCTTTTACATAAAGACCATATCCACTTGCATGTGTATTAGTAAGATTAAAACCTGTTGTACCACTTAATGCTCCTTCAACATGTAATAAATGATTAGGACTTGTAGTTCCTATACCAATTTTTCCATCAGTTTTTAGATAAAGCTGATCACCAGCAAAACTTTCGTTCTTTATATTTGTGACTTTAAGTGTTGCCATAATCTCAGTCTCTTAAATACATTTTATTCGTAGTACATTTATAAAATTATGCGACTCTATATATAACTGTTCCTCTTATTTCATCATCATCTAAATGAGTGCATTGAATAGCATTACCACTTCCATCGAAGAGATATATACGAGCCTCACTATTTCCAATTAAGAAACTTTGAACATTGCTATCAGTAGTGAAAGTAGGAGCACCACCATGTCTTGAAGCACTACCACTACCACCACTAACAAATGGTAATCCATCTATTAACCCTTGAACAGCACTACCATTAGTCGCAAATTTAACAATGAAAGTAGCTGTAACCCAGTGTCCAACTCGTTGGTATTTTCCTTCTATCTCAGCTCCAGAATACCAACCTACAGTAGGTTGAGTTGGTGTCCATGTGCCCTCTTCAAAATGATCTAAAAGCTCACCATTTACAGTAACATCTGTAGCAGAAGAAGCAGTCTGATTACTAAAGTCAATACCTTTACCAGCAGTTCCTATTATTAAATTGCCAGTATTAACAGTTACATCTCCTCCTACTCCAACTTGAAGTCTTGTAGGATTTCCTGAACCAGTTGTTAATAATAAATCTTGAGCATTTGTTCCTCCAGATTTTATATTTGGTGAATCACCTGAAGATGCAAGAAAAGCAAATGGAAAACCACTTTTTACATATAATGCATAATTATTTAGATAAATTCTACTTAAATTACCAGTTCTTAAATCTATTTGATTATCAGTAAAAGTTATCTTTGTATCGTCATCACCTATATGAAATAAATCTGTACTTATACCAACTGCACCAGTAACTGTTAAAATGCTTCCATCAAAAGTAAGATTTGATTGCCAACTTAAATTTCCTGAACCATCTATCTTTAAAAGTTGATTAGCACCTCCGTTATTTGTTGGAAGAGTTAAAGTATTATCTCCAGCAGATGCAGGAGCTTTTAGCTCTATATAACCAGATGTAGCTCCTCGAAGTCTAAGTGCCATAATATCAATCCCTTAAATACATTTTATTCGTAGTACATTTAGATATTTAAGCTGCTGCTAAGTAAGTAAATGTAGCTCTAACTTGTTTTCCTGCTATATGTGCTCTTGTTTGAGCATGTCCTCCTGTTGGATAATAAAAAGTAATTCTTGTTGAACCTCCAAAAATAACATGTTCTGTATTTGCATTTCGACTTAAAGATGAACTTGTACCTATCCAATCTAAAGTTATATATGTGGCAGCAGATCTAGAGGTAAATGGTAATCCATCAATCCAAGCAGTTTGAGCTGTATCTGATGGAGCTGCACTAAAGGCAATAGCAAATGAAATCTGAACTACTTTTCCTATTTTTACATAATCTGCTGAATAAGTGGTGACACTATTCATGTTTGAGTTAGCAGGAGTCCAAGTTCCTTCTTCATAATCATCCAAAATTTCAGTGGTTTTACCTGCTGCATCACTAGTTGCACTAAAGTCAATACCGTGACCGCTTGCTACTTTTAGATTTCCGTCAGTAATTGTTACATTAGCTCCAGTACCATCACCAACAATCTCTAGTGCTTGAACAAGATTTGATCCTTGAGTACCATCTGCAGGATGAACATAAATTTTAAATTTAGCTCCATATCCTGATCCTGAATTTTCTGATGATATTTTGGCATATTGCCATTCAGCATTACTGTAATAGCCATTCAATAAAAGAGCAGGTCCATCACCTGTTGTCGTTGTATTAGGATGTTTAAGTTCTAATAAATTATGATGTCCACGGGCAGCACTACCAGAACCATGGTCATGTGTTTGTATCTGTACTTTAGATGATGGAGTTGTTGTACCGATACCTAACTTTCCATCTGATGTGACACGAAGTCTTTCTGCACTAGCAGTTATATCTTTAAATTCAAATTGTCCATTGTTATCACTTATATTTGTACCAATTTTATATCTTTTTGCTGAACCACCATGATCATTAAAATCAATAGATGATTCAGTATCACTATCAATTTGAATTGTAGTTGGTGTTCCATTACTATCTAAATGAAGTGTTGTAGCAGGACTTGTTGTACCAATACCTACATTTCCTCCATTTAAATAAGAAATTCCACTAGATCTAAAGAATGTATTTAAAACTCCAGCATTTGTTCTAACTCCCATTGATCCATTACCCGTTGAATCTTGAGAAAAACCTCCCAGTTTATTTCCATTATCGTTATAACAATCAAGAACATTATAATTTGAATCGTCACTATTTTTTATACAAAACTGTGCATCGGCTGATGGAGCCATATTGATGCCGATTTGACCATTTGATTTAATGCGAAGTCTTTCTGTAACTGAACCACCAGAAGGTTTTGTTCTAAATACTATATCTTTTGCTTGTAATTGATGATCAAAATAAAAATCACCACCACTTAATTGAGCAAGTTGAAAACCAGCATCTTCACCTTGTCCAGTTGTTGCATTTGATAATTGTAGTGAACAAGTTCCAGCATTTGGATTATGAATCTTTACTTGTCTTCCACCAGTTCCAACAACATATAATTGTGGAGCAGTGCCACCACCACTATATGCAGCACTATGTATAGAAAGATTACCATTTGAATCAACACGAAGTCTTTCACTACCACCTGTACTGAAACCTAATATATCTGTACCAAAAAAATAACCAGTATTGGTATCAGTTCCTTGTAATGCTGGTGTTCCCGCACTACCTGCGATACCTGAAATTCCTGTTGATCCGTTAAGTGTGAGTGCCATAGTATCTCCTAAACAATTACCCAAGTAGCCCCAGCTGGGACAGTGATTGTTGCTGATGCTGCAATATCTACTGGACCTGCAGACATCGCATTAAAATTTGTAGTCAATGTGTAAGAAGTAGTTATATCTTGATTTGTTTCTACAAAAACTTGATCTGCTCCACCACCAGTTGCTCCACCTCCTAATGCACCCCAAGCAGCTCCATAACCTTCAAATTGAGAAGTTGTGCTGTTATATCTTATATATCCAGCTGTATTAGAAGGTCGTTGTGCTGTTGTACCAGCAGGAACTTTAACTCCTCCAGTACCAGTAGATTTAATATCAGCAGGGAAAGTAAAATCTCCTGTGTTTGCAATACTAGCTGGTATAACAGTCCCATCACTAGGCTGACCAATAGCTTGCATATCGCCAAAGACGACACAGAAGAATGTTGTATTAGCAACAGGTGGAGTTGTAAAAGTAATTTGTGAACCAGAGATTGTGAAATCTGTTTTTGGTTCTTGTATTACACCACCTAACGACAATAATAAATTTTGCTCTGTACCTGGAATAACTGCTTGACTACCAGCAGTTAAATTAAATGCAGTAGTATTTCCATTAAAACCAGTATTAATCTGATCTAACTTGGTATATCTACCAACAACAGGTCTTTGTCCAATGTAAGACAAGCTTCCATACCATTAACTCTTAACTATTCTAAATTGACTAACTCTAGCGAGAATATTTAAACAACTTCAGTTACTGTTGCTGCTTCTGGATTTTCTTCTGCTTTCATTTCATTTAGTAGTTCAAGTTGCTTTTGAAGACCAAATGCTTTTTCTTTTTCGGTATTAACAATTTCTAATGCCTGATTATGTTTTTCAACAGCAACTTTTAACTCTTCAGTTAATTTAGTAATTCTGTCATCTACTGATTGACAAGCCATGATTCTCTAAAAACTATTTTAATTATATATCAAATCCTACCAAGGGACACCAGTTTTAGAGGTCGGTGTTTTCGACTCAGTGATTTGTGCAGCAATTCCTGTTTCTATCGAAGTAACTTGATCAGAACCAAGAGCAGCTTTTGCCCAAGCAACTGCATTGTCCTTACTAACTGAAGCATATGCTGTGAAATCACCAGCGTCAGCAGCACCTAGTCCAACAGAACCATAAGAAGAACCTGTATGAGTAACAGCAGAATCACCAGATCCTACAGTTTCTGAATCAGCAGCAGTCCAATGTACAGTTTTAATAACATCAGCAAGAGAACCTTCTGTAGGAGCACGATCTAAAGCAACTACATTCCAAACAACAGCCATTTTATTTAATCAATATTATGTATATTTTATTCGTACTAAATTTAACCAGTCATATATGTACCACTAATGTACATTGAAAAATCATTTGAAATTTGATCCCATGAAATATTTTGCCAGTTTTCATTATCTCCTCCTTCTCTAAGAGTCATAGTTGTTCCAGCCATGTTAATCATTACTTGATTGTAACCACCATCTAAATTTAAATAACGGTAATTACCAATAGTAAAACTAGCGTACCTATTAGCTATTGAACTAAAGGGAAGACCGCTAATATTCATAGTACTAGTCTGACTATGAGAGACAAGAGTTACAAAACATTGAATAAAGACTGTCTTTCCAATTTTTCTATATTCTCCACTTACGCTTCCACCAGTTACAGTTCCTAAATTAGGAGTCCAAGTTCCTTCTTCATAGTCGTTTAGACGATTTTGAGCAGCCCAATCTCCATTAAAAGTTATACCCGAACATGTATTTGATAATCTGAAATTGTCATATTGACCTTCAAATCTAGCTTTTTCTTCCCCTCCTGTTTGAAATTCTAATGTTGCTGAATAACCACTATTCTCTGAATCAGCTGCATTTAAAATTACTCCAGAATCATTATTACCTGCTGATTGGTGTGTACTGATATACAATCCTCTATTTGCTGTATTACCAAACCTGACTGAAGTTGTGTTGGCTGCACCTGAAGTAAGAACAACTCCAGTCGAATTTGTTTCTAGTTTTGTTGAATTTTGATATCTTAATTGAACTTCCCCACTTTCATAACAACCAACAGCTTGGTAAGTTCCACCATTACTTTTTAAAAATATATTTCCATTTCCTGCTGGATTATCAACAGCTAATACTAAATCACCATCTGTATTATGACCGATGTAAGAATAATCTCCACCACTAGAATCTCCATTTGAATCTCCATCTAAAACAAGATATGCACCACCAGCATCACTTGATCCGACAATTAAATTTATTTGACCTGATTTTAAACAATGTAATGCTGCACTAGGACTTGTTGTACCAATACCTACGTTTCCAGTACTTGTAATACGAGCTCTTTCTAAACCCCCAGTATTGAAACTAATAAAACCATTTGCACTACCAGAATTACCTGCTCCTATCCAAAGTCTACCTTCATTACTACTAACTTCATTACCATAAAAAGTTATTCCAGAACCTCTAGTTTGAGAAGCATCTCCTCCACCATTAATAGATAAATATCTATTATCAGAACCGTCACTTGTATTATTATTAATCTTTGATTGTGTTTGATTAAATTTTAATTGACCATCATTTGTGATGCGAAGTCTTTCTGCTGCTGAAGATCCACCATCCGCAGTGGTATAGAACTGCATTCTGGTTGGTTTATCATTATCAGCATGTGTTCCGTCTGCATTAACTATGATTGACGCAGTATTGACGAAAGTTCCATTAGCATCATTACCATAGAATTCTAGACCTCCAATAGTATTTCCATCACTAATACTAGTGTCATTTCTACCAATAGCGATTTTTGGGCCATTAATACTATGAACTTGAAAAGGTCTTTCAGCATTTGTGGATAGTTGTGCAACAGTATCACCTACAATAGTTTGCCCTGTTGAATTGATGCGAAATCTTTCAGTTCCTCCTGTTTCTGCTGTAATTGTATCAGCAGCAGGGAATCTGATTGCAGTATTAGTATCTCCAGTATGAATTATCTTATCTGCTATTGATAAATCATTAAGTAATGTAATTGTTCCATCTGATTGTATTTGTAATCTTTCTGCATTATTTGTTGTATCTATAAAATCAAGTTTCCCTGCGTTGCATTTAATTTCAAAGTCACTATCAGCGTTTGTATCAATAAAGATAAGTTTTGGTACTGAGCTTGATATTGTTAAATTTCCAGTAAGCGTTCCACCTACAAGAGGCAGCTTTGTTGCATCAACTACTAACTGCCAAGAACAAGTTCCATCTCCATCTACTCTTAAATATTTAGTAGTTCCTGATTCACCTGTAGATAAAACAGCTGTACCTTCTGGAGCATTAGCATCATTTCCCCATTGTAAATTTCCACTTCCATCTACACTTAATACTTGACCATTAGATCCAACACTTGAAGGACTAAGCTTTGTCGCAGTGACTGCCCTATTTGTTATATTTCCAGTATCAATACTGAAATCAGAAGTAATGTTACCTATATATGGCATGATTAAATACTCGCATCTTGTGGGTTAAGCATGTAAGAAACAGTTATATCTATTGCACTTGCAGTTCCTGCGTAAGCTTTAATCCAATCTCCTGGTTCGATAATAATTTTATTTCCCGTCATAAATTCTAAAGAAGATTTATTCGGGACATTTCCAGAAGTTATTAAAGAATTTATAACTTGACTTCCAGTACCACCTGCTTTGATCAAATTAACTGTGACATCTACGGAGTTAGCTGTTTTGTTTGATGCCAAAATACCTAATATAACTCCATAAGTAGAAGCAGGTACACCACTTGAATTTGTTGACCCAGTTATAACTGTCGTTGGTGAGCCAGAATTATTTGAAATACTTGCTCGGCAAACCGATTGAAAACGAGCCATTTATTTTTAAAACCTTAGCACTAATGATTTAATTATAAGTTCACTTAACCAAGAGCTATTGCAAACACAATTGAACTATCTTCTGCAAAAGTTTGAGTTGCAACTGTATCTCCACTCATTTTGATTGTTGTACCAGTAATTAATGTTGAGCCTGTGATATTAGCTGCTGTCATATTTGTGAAGTTACCATGAGTACCTGTTACTGTTGTACCCGATACTGTGGTGGTACCTACAACTGTAGCTCCTGTAATTAGGGGTGATAAAACTTTTGTAGTACCAGTAATTGTCACACCTTTTATAACATCTTTTCCTTCAATAATTCCTGTAACTGTTAAATCATCCCTAATAACTGCATCATCAGTAACATTCAAATCAACTGCATTAACTGTAGTGAAATTAGCAGTAACTCCTGTAACTGTACCTTTACCTTCAATTGTTCCTGTAACTGTTAAATCACCACCTACTGTTACATCATCAACCACATCAAAATCATCTTCAACAGTAAAGGTTTGAGCCGTAATATCAGTAAATTGACCTGTATTACCTGTAACGACTAGTCCTGAAACTTTAGTGGTACCTACAATCGTTGCTCCAGTAATTAATGGAGATAATATTTTGGTACTACCTGTGATAATTGTACCTGTAATATTAGTAGCTGTTAAATCTGTAAATTTACCTGCATTACCACTAACTGTTAATCCAGAAACAAGGGTGGTACCTACAACTGTTCCTCCAGTAATAACTGTTCCTCGAACAGCATTACCACTAACAACTGCTCCAGATGCAAGTGTAGTAAAGACACCTGTTGCACCAGTAACTGAAGTAAATGCACCACTAGCACCTGTGACTGTGACACCAGAAACTTTAGTTGTACCTTGAATAATTGTTCCAGTAATATTGGTAACATTTGCATG